ACTTACTAAAAAGGTTGTACAAAGATGTAGATAGAGATTTTTACCTTTTATTATTATACTATTTGCTAAGATGGATGAGACATTAAAGAAGATGGTGGTTAAGCTTCTGAAGGAGAAGACTCATGATATTGAGGTAGGTAACTGTGCACTTACTGCTGATGAAGCCATGTCTATCATGAGTGCCATTAGTCATGAAGCTCTAAGCAAGGAGCAGGCTTGCAGGTATCTTAATATGAGCAGGAGTAAGTTTGATGATAAAGTAGCCAAAAAGGAACTGCCTAAGGGCAGGAAGAGAGTAGGGCACAAGGAGCTTGACTGGTGGAAGGATGAGCTTGATATATGGAGTGGAAGATTTAAGAAGTTCTTTAGGAAATAGCAGTCATGGAATGACTGCCTACAGTATAAGGGGAAGCAGGCCATTTGGCTTGCTTTTCTTTATGCCTGTCTTGGGAAATTCTTTATGAAAGTGATATACTGGGCTTAGGGGGATTTTTAGGTGTTTTCATGGTATGGAAACTTGCTGTACTTTTGCTGGGAGATTGTAGAAGTTTTTATGGATAACATTGTATTTAATAAATGTCAGTCTTCTTTAGAAGAGCTGGAGCTTGAAAAATACCCTCATGAGGTACAGGAAATGTTCTGGGACTTCCTTAATAATGTGCCTTTTATCAGATGGATGGTCAGCCCTAGCAGGCCCTTGGTGTCGGAGCTTCCCAGGGATGAGCAGGGCAGGGCCATTATAGATGTCACCCAGCCTCCTATTCTTGAAGGCAGTGACTATTTCAGACAGGCAGCAAAAGTATGGCAGGAGACGGGGAAATACTCTCATTTAAAACCCAATGCCAATCCCAATAGTGACTTTGGCAAGTGGTTAATGGAGGAAAAGAGAAGAGGCTGGGAGGGCTTTGTAAATCCTGATACAGGCATGTGGGTGACAGGTGACTACTACTGGATGCTGAACTACTGTCCCATGCACTTAGTGGTTAAGAGGGATGATGGCCTTGAGATGAGAACCACAAGACATCCCAAGTTCTGGGACGGACAATTCTTGATAAGCCACTATGTTCTTCAAAGCAGAATTAATAAGCATCACTCAGCCTATCTTGCCTCAAGAGGGAAGGGCAAAACTAGCTATGGTGCAGGCACCTTGGCAAAGAGATTTATCATAGGTGAGTCAGAGGAGAACAGGAAGGAAGTGCAATGTATGGTGACAGCAGCAGATAAGACCAAACTGATAGGCACTAATCAGATACTTGATGTTTTTATTGACTATATAGACTTCTGTGCCAAGAACACACAGTTTGCTTCCAGGAGGCTTAAAAGCAGTATCCAGGAGCTTACTTGGGAGATGGGCTATAAGAAGAGTGGCTCAGATGTGGCCTATGGCAGCAAGAATTCTGTATCAGGCATCATCTCAGGAGTCAATCAAGATAAGCTGAATGGCTCCCGTGGTGTGCTGTACCTTGTTGAGGAGGCAGGTATCTTCAAGGACTTGAGGGAAATGTATAATATGATCAGGCCTTCTGTTGAGCAAGGAGAGTCAGTCTTTGGTCAGGTGCTGCTTTATGGTACTGCTGGAAATGACCAGAGTGACTTCACTGCCTTTGCAGAAATGTTTTACTCTCCTGATGGCTATAACCTTCAGGGGCTTCCCAATGTCTTTGACAAGGAAGGGCAGGGAAGGCAGAGTTGCTGTATGTTCTATCCAGCCTATCTTAACTATGATGACAGTTGTATGGATGCTGATGGCAACAGTGATGTTACCAAGGCCCTGCTGAAGATATGCCATGATAGGTATAAGGTGAAGTATGGCTCATCAGATATTAATACCATTACCAGGCGTATATCACAGTATCCTATCACCCCTCAGGAAGCCATTATCAGGAGTCAGGGAAATGTGTTTCCTGTTACAGAGCTTAATGAGAGACTGAATCAGATTGACAATAATCCAGGAGAGTATGATGATGTGTATGTAGGAGAGCTGGTGATGAGCAGCAGTGAGGGCAATGATAAGCATACCTATAATGGTGTGGAGTTCAAGCCCACTGTGGACATGCCTATCAGGGATTTTCCTACTAAGGACAATAAAGTGCTTGGAGCCTTGGAAATATATGAGATGCCCCAAAGGAATTCAGATGGCAAAGTACCTTCTGGACGGTATATAGCCTCTCTTGACCCCTTTGACAGTGACAATGCCAACACCATGTCACTTGGTTCCTGTTTTGTAATGGACTTATGGACAGACAGGATAGTGGCAGAATATACAGGAAGACCTATGTTTGCAGATGAGCTATATGAAAGAGTCAGGAAGATGTGCCTGTTCTACAATGCCAAGTGTTGCTATGAGAACAATATCAAGGGAGCTTTCTCCTATTTTAGCAGTAGAAATTGTACCCATCTGCTTGCAGATACACCCGAATATTTGAGAGACAAACAGCTTGTTACTTCCATTGGCTATGGTAATCAAGGGAAGGGTATCAGGGCTACAGTTCCTATTATCAAGTATGGTTTCAGACTTATCAGGGACTGGCTTATGAAACCTGTCACAAAGATAGAAAAGGATGCTGATGGGAATGATGTGGAGACTACTATGGCCAACTTGTATAATGTCAGGAACAGAGCCCTCATAAAAGAGCTTATACAATGGAACCCCAATGGGAACTATGATAGGATTATGTCATTATGTCAACTGATGCTCTATAGGGAGGAGAAGGTAATACTATATCAAGGAGACATGAGAAGCAGGGAGACAGGCTCCTCTGGCATGGAGAATGACAGTTACTGGGAAAGAAACTACCATGGCAAGAAGGAAAGAAGGTACTGATTTTTTAGTACCTTTTTTAGTTTCTCTTAACGTGTTACTGAGATTATGGAGGCAGCGTGAATAAATATGTACTTTTGTGCCAGTAGATTGTAGAATTTAAGAGAAGGATAACATGGGAGAAGAATTAAGTTTTGACAACATCCTTGGCGAGCAGGACATTGAGACCCTGTTTACAGAGCCAGAGGAAACCATTGAGACATCTGGTCAGGAAGAAGCAGTAGAGACTGACAATGCCGATTCAGATGAAAGTGACAAGAAAGAAAAGACTACTGAGGTTGTAGATCCAGAAGCATTATTTGATGAGGACAAGCAGCCAGAGAGCGTAGGTAGTGGCAAGAATAAAGAAGTAAAGGGACAGGAAGGTACTACCACTGATGAAGACGGTGGCACTTCTCCAAAAAACTTCTACTCTTCCATTGCCAGTGCCTTGGCAGTGGATGGTATCTTCCCTAACCTTGATGATGAGACCATTAAGAAAGCAGATTCAGCAGAGTCCTTCAGTGACCTGATTGAAGCAGAAATCAATGCCAGGTTTGATGAGAAGCAGAAACGCATTTCAAAAGCCCTTGAGAATGGTGTTGAACCTGATGACATCAGACGGTATGAGAATACCCTAAGCTACATTTCCAGCATCAATGATGCAGCCATTTCTGAGGAAAGTGAGAAGGGAGAGCAACTTCGCAGGAACCTGATATATCAGGATTTTCTTAACAAAGGCTACTCCCCAGAGAAAGCCCAGAAGTTCACAGAGCGCACTATTGATGCAGGCACAGATGTAGAAGACGCCAAGGAAGCCCTTCAAAGTAACAGGGAATTCTTCCAGGGGGCTTATAACAAACTGCTGAAGGAAGCTCAGGAAAGAGCTGATGAAGAAAAGGCAGAACGTCAGGTACAGGCAGAGAAGCTCAAGACTTCCATCATGAAGGACAAGCAGCTGTTTGGTGACATGGAGCTTAGCACTGAGGTGCGTAAGAAGGCTTTTGAAGCCATCTCCAAGCCTGTGTATAAAGACCCTGAGACAGGGGAGTATCTGACAGCCCTTCAAAAGTATGAACTTGAGCATAGAGCAGACTTTCTGAAGTATGCAGGTCTCATCTACACCCTTACCAACGGCTTTAAGGACTTTGACTCCTTTACCAAAGGTAAGGTGAAGAAGGAAGTAAAAAAAGGCCTTAAGGAGTTGGAGCAGATTCTCAGTAATACCAACAGATCAACTGATGGTAGTCTTAGACTTGTGACAGGCGTCAATGATGACCCTGAATCTTTTATTAGCAGGGGGATTAAGCTAGACTTGTAAGGCCATGACGTAGAGGTAAATAGATTGTTTTTCTAATGTTTAATTTTTATTGAAATGGCCGGAAAATTAGGTAAATTTCAGATGCAGACCTTTAATCATTGGAAGGGTCTGACAAAAGCAAACCATTTGGGCAGCATCTTTCAGGCACAGCCTCAGAAAGCTACTAATCTGATGGTTCAGCTTCTTGCTTTCTATAGGGGCAAGACTCTCGACACATTTCTTTCACAATTTCCTACCAAGACCTTTGACTCAGATGATGAGTATACATGGGACATCATTGGTAGTGCGATGAGGAATATTCCTCTTGTGGAAGCAAGAAACATTGATGGTGCACCTGTGACAGACCCCAATGCAGATAACTTGGGTAAGAACGGAGAGCCTTTCTATCTTGTCTTTGGTGAGGACTGGTTTGCTAAACAACCAGGGGCTATAGCAGCCTGAACATTGGCACTTTCTACAGTAATGTAGATTGAAAATGGGAGAAAATCGGTGAAGCCTTTCAGGAAAGTAACTTCAGCCTGACTGTGTAATACCGAGGTAACTTAGAGTTTAAAAGCAATAAGTACCGTAGAGCGTAGAGATTGAAACTATGATTGGTCATATCTACAAAATAACTAATAATTTGAATGGTAAAGTCTATATAGGCCAAACCATACAAAACGTAAGAGAAAGATGGGCCACACATTGCAGAAAGCCTCGCAGTGAATATGAGGCAGAGATGCATATAAAAAGAGCTATCTTAAAATACGGAAAAGAAAATTTTACTTTTGAAGTCATTGATGAGTGTGATGAAAAGCAACTCGATGAGAAAGAAGTTTTCTATATTAGTTATTACAACTCTTACAAAAGTGGTTATAATTCAACTCCTGGTGGTAAAGATTGTGGGAGGTGTCCCAAATTAACAGAAGAAGAACAAAAGACCATTGCAGATTTGTATAATTATGGGTTTTCTCTCAGAGTTATTGCAAAAGAGTTTCATGTAGATAAGGCAACTGTAAAAGCAGCACTGCTTAGACACGATTTTAAGTTGCGAAGTACACGAAGTTACAAATTGTGTACGGAAATAAGGCAAGAAATTGTGGATGCTGTTACAAATGGTACTCCAAGGAAAGAAGTTATGGAGAAATACCATATAAGTAAGAGCTATTTAAGTTAGTTACTGTCAGGAAATCGTAGAATATAATATCTCCAAGAGTCCCCCGATCCTGATTTCTTTTAGTTAGGATTAAAATGTACGCCGACCTTTAGGGAAACCTAAAGAACTATAGGATAAAAAGCCTGTAGGATAACAATGTGGATGGTGAAGTTTTGGCTGGTGAGCTGAATGAAATCTACCCTGTAAGGGTTTTGGGAGAACCCAGGAATGAGGGAACTCAGTATGTTTACAAGGTAGAGATGTACGGTGGAAACACCACTGGTATGCCTGTAAATCAACTTTTGGCAGGTAAGAGGTTTAGTGTAGAGTATGCTCCTGTAAGCAGAGAGTTGTCTCGCAAGGTTGGTGATGTAAGGTTTGCAGCTCCTGTGAGCATGCGGAATGAGTTCACTACTATCAGGATTCAGAAGAAGGTGTCTGGAGCCATGCTGAACAGGAAGGTTGCTATTGGTATTCCTGTAACCAGGGAGACTAATGGCCGCTATGTAAAGGACACTGTAAACATGTGGATGCATGAAGAGCAGTGGCAACTGGAGCAGCAATGGAATGACTACAAGAACAAGGTTCTTGCCTTTGGTAGGAGCACCAGGAACCGCAATGGAGAATACCTTAACTTTGATAAGAGTGGTGAGGTTATTCGTGCAGGTGCTGGTTTGTATGAGCAGATTGAAGTGAGCAACACCATGTTCTACAACACCTTCTCTCTTAAGCTGATTGAAGATGCTCTTTATGAGCTGAGTGCAGCTAAGCTGGGCTACAATGAGCGCACATTTATCATTAAGACAGGTGAGCGAGGAGCCATTCAGTTCCATAAGGCAGTACTTGATACTGTTAGTGGTTGGGCTGCTTTTGCACTTCAGGGTGATGGTGTGAACCTGGTAAGGAAGACCAACTCTCCTCTGCATGAGAATGCATTAACAGCAGGCTTCCAGTTTGTAGAGTTCCAGGCTCCTAATGGTGTCAGAGTAAAGGTTGAAGTCGACCCTTATTACGACGACCGTGTAAGGAATAAGGTGCCTCATCCTAATGGTGGTCCTGCCTTCAGTTACAGGTATGACATTTTTGACATTGGTTCTATGGATCAGCCTAACATCTTCAAGTGTGCTGTTAAGGGTCTTGAAGGTGACATGACAAGTTATGAGTGGGGATTGAGAAATCCGTGGACTGGTCAGATTGGCAATCCCTACATGAGCCATGATGAGGACAGTGCTACTATTCACAAGATGACCACAACGGGTATTTGTGTTCTTGATCCTACCAGGACAATGAGCCTTATCCCCTCGATTCTTGTGGGTTAATGAAATGAAAGGTTAAGCATGGGGGAGGGAGAAAGTCTCTCCCTCTGCAAGACCTCTTGAAAAGGATAACATTTAAAAAGGAGAAGATAAATGGGTAAGAAAAGAGTAGAAGATAACAGCATGGAGATGGAGAATGTCACTATTGATGACAGTATAGAGGATATTCCCATGCAGATGATTCCCAAGCGGGAAGCAAAGGTAGGAGAGCCTAAGACCTATGTACGTCAGGAAGTAAGAGGTTCAGGCCCTGTAAACTGCCTTAGGAATGAGCGCATTATAGTGCGCTATGTGAAACATCCTACCTATATGGTGCAGAACCCTAAGCACATTCTCTACGGAGGAATGGCAGAGAGTGCTACCAGAAGTTTTGTAGTTCCCAGACTCAGTACTGGAGTATTTAAAAATGTGCTTACAGACAATGAAAAGGCTTTTCTGGAACAGGCAATGGGTTTGGAGTATAATGCCCTTAGTATCTATAGGAAGCAGGACAACTTCTGGGATGACAGTAATCCCAATGGTATAGGCAGGGTTACACTGAGGAAGCAGGATAATTATCTTGACCTGAGTATTCCTGAAGACTACATCAAGTACAAGATTCTGCTTGCCAACAAGGACTACATTGCAGAGTCCCTTCAGACACTTGAAGACAGGCCCAAGGAGACCTATCAGTATGTCATTATATCAGAGAATGCAGAGGCTTCTCAGAACCTGAGCAAGGCAGACACTACAATGAAGTGCTATATGGAATATGGCAAGGTAGAGAATGACTTTGATACTCTAAGAGTGCTTATTGAATTGCTTGAGGGCAGACCTACAACACCAAAGGTTAAACTGGACTATCTGAAGGGCAAGGTAATAGAGTATATTGGCAGGAACCCCCGACTGTTCCTCTCTACCATTCAAGATGAGCTTCTTCCTGCAAAGGTACTTATCAAGAAGTGTGTAGAAGCAGGATTGATAGGAAAGAAGAATGACACTTACTATCTAAGGGAGGATGGCAGTCCACTCTGTGAAATGAATGAGGAGAGCACCTTGAATAATGCTGCCCGATATATCAGCAGCATTAAGCGTCAGGAGCTTAAATATACGCTTGAAGCAAAAGTGAAACAATAACTGTTGGGCAGGGAATCATTCCCTGCCTACTTTAAAGGAAAGGAAAACAAACATGACTGCGGATGAATTTAGCAATCAATTTGATGTTTTATATTCTAACATCACATCAAATCAGGCCCCTGGGCTGACGGAGTATGAGAAAAGTGTATTTCTGACCAAGGCCCAGGATGAGATAGTGAAAAACTATTTTACTGCCAATAGCAAGGGTAATAACATTGGGCAGGGCTTTGATGATTCTGCTAAGCGTCAGGCAGACTTTGCCACATTGATAAAAAAATTCGACGCTACCCTCAGTTTGGATTATGCTAATAAAGATATTTTTCCTAGAACAACAAGTCCTTTTATTTGGCATGGGAGTATTCTTGAGGGAGAAGGGAACAATAAATCCGTACCATCAATAACTAATAAAAAGGGTGCTAGTACGACCATTAAGATGCCTGGCGATATGATGTGCATTCTCAATGAGACAACCAAGGTTCGTAGAGGAGGAACATTAGCTAATGGTGCCAATGCATATACTGGTGGAAAGGATGAATTTCTGGTTACTGTCCCCATCAGGTATGATGAGTATGACAGACTTGCCAGTAAGCCCTTCAAGCGTCCTTTGAAGAATCAGGCATGGAGAATGATTAGTAGTGCTGATAGGGTAGCAGATATTGTCATCGGCCCTTCTGATTATTTTTTGCAATATATTTGCAGATATGTCAGGAAGCCCAAACCTATTATTGTAGGTGATTTGGATGAACTTACTATTGGTGGATATGAGTATGGTACATCAGGAACCAATACTACATCAGGCTGTGAGTTAGACTCCATCATACATGAGGATATTCTTCAGCGAGCAGTGGAGTTGGCTAAGGTTGCATGGACAGCTACAGGTCAGGATAATGTTCAGCTGATGATGCAGGCAGGTCAGAGGAGTGAGTAAAGGGAAAGGAGCTAAGGTATGACAAATGAAGAGTTTTCTGATATGTTCTCCACCTTGCTGAACAGCTATGCCAGTAGGGGAGCTTTTGGAGAAGGGGCTTCAAGAGGAGAGATTTCCCTTGATGAATATGAGAAGTCTGTCCTGTTGACGCAGGCTCAGGATATTATTGTGAAGTCATACTTTGACAAGACCTTGAATAGTCAGGGTCAGGGATTTGATGACAGTGCCAGAAGACAGGTTGACTTCAGTTCCCTGATAGAGGTTAAAGACCTTAGTGCTGTAAGTACAAGTCCCACTACTGTTAGGGAGTATCATTCTGAAACTATGGCTTGGGATGTGAATGGTACAAAGGCAGCAGATATAGTAATAACCAACAAGGAATCCCGTCCCCTACAAGTGAAGTTAATTACCAGTGAGCAGATACAAGGTGGCTCAGGAGTGGAAGGCTATAGGGAGGATAATAAGCTGGAGATTACCATTAACATGCAGACCTTGAATGCATACCTCTCCAATGTCACCCCTTCAACAATAGCAGCAGCCATATTAGATGCTACATGTGAAGATGATGATACTGGGGAGCGCTATCCTATAGGGAGCATTATAAATCTTACCCTGGAAAATGTAGTCACATCCCTCCTCCTTTCAGGAGACAGTCTGATGCAGCCAGACACAGTGACCATAGCAGGATATACCAGCAGGACAGTGTCTTCTTCCTACAAAGCCTTTGATGACAGGGGTGTTATCTATAAGATGCCCTCAGAGAACAACATCAGCAAGGTGTTGTTTATACTGAATGAGAAACTGATAGCAAAAAATGGTTATGGAGAAAATCAGGACTATGTGGTTGTTCCCATCAACTATCAGGAGTATGACAGGGAGATGAGCAAGGCTTATGGTCAACCCTTGAAGAAACAGGCCTGGAGGCTATTTCAGAATACAGAGACAGGCTTTGACATCTACAGTGAGCTGATTCCAAGGTTTGATACAGGTATGCAGAATGCTATATATAGAGTAAGGTATGTAAGAAGGCCCAGACCCATTATTCTTGCGGGGGTTGGTACAGAGCAGAGTATTGAAGGAAAGACAGGTGAGAGTAGCTGTGAGCTGAATCCAATCCTGCACATGGACATCTTGCAGAAGGCTGTGGAGCTTGCTATGGCCACAAGAGGAGGTAGGAGTCAGAGCAATAATGGAAACTAATGAGGAGGATATATGACAAGGAAAGACTTTTCAAATGGTTTTGACACCTTGGTAAACAGCTACAGGAGATTTAGGAGCTTTGATAACAAGGAAGCTACTGACAGCATTGAGTTTGATGAATATGAGAAGAGCTTCTTTCTGACCAAAGCCCAAGAGGAGATTGTGGTGGAGCTATATACTGGAAAGAATGGCTGGAATGATTCCTTTGAAAGCAGTGAGGAAATGCGCAGATACCTGTCCAGTCTGATAGGAGAAAAGACAGAAAATCCCATTACAAATAGTCAGAACACCACTATTGGCATGGGAAGTAAAAGCAGCTTCTTCACTCTACCAGAAGATCTTTGGTTTATTACCTACGAAGCTGTAAGCATTAATAATAATGGGGAGTGTAATGATGGTGCAACTTTGGAAGTGACTCCTGTGACTCAGGATGAATACCACAGGATAAGGAAGAACCCTTTCAGGGGAGCCAATAAGAGGAGGGCCCTGAGACTGGACTTGGCAGATGGTGTGGTGGAGATTGTATGCAACTATACTGTAAGCAGTTATTACGTAAGGTATCTTAAGAAACTATCTCCCATTGTACTGGAAGACCTTCCCAACAACTTAACTGTAAATGGTGAGAACAGTAAGCATGACTGTCTGCTTCATGAAGCCCTTCATCAAAGGATACTGGAGAGAGCAGTGGTGCTTGGCCTCCATAGCAAAGGCTATAACTTTGAAAGAACAAAAGATAATAATTAACGCCCGTGAGGTTTTGCCATTCCTTATGGGACATGTTTAACTTAAATTTTTTATTGACATGGCGGTATTTTCAACTAATCAGAATCGTCACCTGTATGTGGTGAAGAGCTTTAAGGATTTTTCAGCTGAGACTCCTGAAACATTGGAGGCTGTAGGTGATGTTGGTGTAAAGACTGTAGGCAAAGGTAAGGACAAGGAGCTGGTATTCTTCTATAAGGGTCCTGGCGGTAATATCAAGAGTGACAGGATTCAGGTAAAGAATCTTGACTATGTAAAGGCTGTGAAGGCTGCTGACATGAGGATTCCCTTGAAGAAGGTGGAAGTGACTGTTGCTGCTGATGCCCTTGATGGAAGTAACATGATTGCAGGTCAGGACTATGTTCTGAGGATTGCCCTGAGGCAGTTCTATGGCATGAGTGATGAAGACCAGTACTTCAAGGATGCAGCTGTGCATGCTACAGCCAACATGTCTGTTGAGGCTTTCTGTACCAAGATGGTAGAGGCCCTTAATCTTTCCTTCTCAAGGGAAGTAGGTGCTACGAAGGAGGAGAATCCCTACCTGAAGTTTGCTAAGGAAGGCAGTGGTGCTAATGCCAAGATTGTCATTACTGAGAAGGCTCAGGCGTACACTACAGGTATTGGTGCACAGGAGAGGGTATATTTTGAGGTTGTTCCTACTACAGTGTATGTAGGTGCTGATGATGTAGTATGGGGTGTTCCTACCGATGCTACTCCTACTAACAAAGCTAATCTGGTAGTAGCAGAAGGTGCCACCCAGACAGGTATTGGCAATGGTGCTCAGATTGCAGACCTTGAGTACTTCTCCATGGGAGAACGTGGAGACCAGTACAGGATGGCAGGCTGGCCTAACTACATCCCCACGAAGTATATGGCAGATGCTACTCAGGAATATAATGCCCTTGAGATTCATCATGCCTTCACTGACACTGGTGTGAATAGCTATAGGAGTGAGAAGGATATTACCTTTGTAGCTACTGAGACAGAAAAGACAGCTCTGACCTCTCTGCTTGCAGCTATTGTATCTAACACGGATATTACGGCAGCAGATGCAGGCAGTTTTGAGTAAGTTTTTTCGTTTGCATTTTTATTCTCATGGGGGAGAGGGAAACTAATCCCTTTCCCCCTCGCTCATTTAAAAACAGATGGATTATGACAATAGGAAAAGTAGTTATTTCAAGGACTGCCCCCGGCATGAAGAACTGTCTGTGGGCCAAGCCTTCTGATGGAGGGTTTGTGCTCTACATGAACAGTGGTGGTGGTTGGTCACAGTTGAAGGTTGAGCAGGAAGATGTAGAAGCCCCAGAACTCTCCTTTGATGCTCTTGGAGCTGCTGAGGAGGTCAAGAAGGCTCTTATAGGCAGCAAGAAGGACAGTAAGAAGTCTCTTACCCTGTATGGTCTTAAGGCCTATATTGATGATGCCCTTTCAAATCTTGGTTAAACTATAAACACTCTGCTATGATAGTCAGTCCCAAAGTACTAAGAAACATTCGGGAAGTAATGTTCTCACGGACAGAGCCTCCCACTACAAATGTGATGTGGGCTAAGCCCATAGGCAATAGTAAGCGTTCCTATACCTTCTATGTGTTTTCAGAAGGTAAGTGGCGTGTCATGTCTTCAGGAGGAGGAGATGTGGAAATTCCAGAAAACATCAGTTATTTCAACAATGATGTGGGCTATATTACTGTGGCTGACTTACCCACTATTCCCTCCAATGTATCACAGCTTCAGAATGACTCTGGTTATATTACAGATGCAGTTCTGGGCAACTATGCCTTAAAGTCAGAGCTGTTCAGCGGAAACTACGGTGACTTGGCCAATACTCCAATAAAAGGTCCTATTTCTGCCAGTGAGCTTGACAATATAACAGAACCAGGAATATACTTTGTAGAAGGTGTCAACGCATTAGGACTGCCAACTTACAGCTGGGTAACAGTAGAAATGACATATTCTGCTGCACAGCCTAATAGGTATCTTCAAACAAGTATTGGAGGAGGGGAGATTAAGATCAGGAGCAAAACAGAGTCAAATTCTTATGATAATTGGACTATTCCCTACCAAAAGCCCAAGACTACACTGGAAGGCTATGGTATTACAGATGCTAAGATTGAAAATGGTGTGATTACACTGGGAAATAATACTGTAGATACCAACAGCTACCTTCTGTCCTCTGACATTTCTGATTGGGCAAAGGCATCAACAAAACCCAGCTATACAGCAGCAGAGGTAGGAGCACTGCCAGATGATACTCCTTTGTTTAGTGGTAACTACAATGATTTAAGTAACAAGCCGACAATTCCAATAATCCCTTCCAATGTAAGTGCATTTACAAATGATGCTGGATACCTTACCTCTCATCAGGACATCAGTGGGAAGGAAGACAAGATTATTGGAGAGGACAGTGCCTCCTCTACTCTGACAGCCTCCTTTGGCAAGTACTACAGATTTACTACGGCAGCAGATAGCTTTACCATTAATCTGCCTGCTACAGGACAGGATGTTCAGGCTATTATGTTCTGGGTCCCTACAGGTACAGGAACTCCCCAGATTACCTTCAATCCCAACAACAGTGAGGCAGTATACCACATGTCAGACTATAGTCTGGAGGCCAGTGCCTTTTATGAGGTGAATGCTCTCTGGAATGGTGCTGCCTGGGTGATAACTTACAATAAATTTGAATTAGCAGTATGATAATATTTGACCAGCTTAGAATTTCAGATGATGGCAAGAGGCTGTATGTCAATGTTCATGTGAACAATGCAGACTATTTCCAGAGTTACTATATAGACCAGATAACCATTGTCACAGCAGACAAGGCTTTGGAGACAGAATGTAATGCTCCCAGTAGCAACTTTATCTACCGAGAGATTTTCAGTAATACCAAGTCAGTAGATTTAGTGCTGGATACAGGCAGTTTTACTGCTGCCCATCTTAACTGGGATGAAGAGATAGAGCATCCCAATGACTTTGGTAAGCCTTATGCAGACATAGCCTTTGGGCACAGTAACTTAAGCCAGGACCTGTTCTTTGTGTTTGTCCACTGTAAGAGCTCAGGCAAGGTGAATGAGTGTTTCCCCTATATTCCCTGCGAGTTACAGGCAGAGACCACTCTTGGGGTGACTTTTGATGAGAACTTGCTATACCAGCGTGTGATGGGCTACACCAAGCAACTGGCAGATGACTGTACTGTCCCTACAGGATTTACAGACTTTATCCTACTCTGGAATGCTTTTAAGGCCAGTGTAGAGACAGAGCACTATGTTCCAGCCATCAAGTACTACAATATGCTGTTTGGCAGGGAGCTTGGTCCTGATGGGCAGTATGTGTCCTATGGTCCCTTTGGAGGAGGCAGTTCAAAGTCTTATGGAGAATCTAAACCCTGTAACTGTCATGGATGAAATGATTTACAGTGCCTTGGGCACTTACTATAATGCCCTGGAAAAGACAGGATACATGAGCTTTGGCAATATGCAGAAGCTCCTTATCCTAATATTCTATAAAGACTTTGTGTTCAATGATTATAGGGGACTGCTGAGCAGGGAAGACTACCACTTGATAGAGAGGGCTCTTGACTGCCTGTATGGAACCACATGTTTAATACCTTATCCAGACTATTTGAAGATGGGAAAATTGAAGTTAGGAGAGATTACAGAGATAGGCCAGCGGCTTAAGAATCTTGAGGATACCAGTGTACTGAAGCTGATACATGACCTTGACAGTGCTGAGGGAGATGTTCAGTCGGATGTGCTGGTAATGGCAGAAGAAGACTGATGGTGGCAAGGATGGAATCCTTGCTTACTGAGAAGGCCTGTTAAGGGCAAAACTTAAGAGATTGAACAACTTTTTTAATGTGGCTCAGGGATATGGTAAAATGCCGTATCTTTGAGCCATAATCAATAATAAGGAAATATGTTAGTTAAGGAAATAGTTTACTCATGTCTGGACTTGGCCAAAGCCTCTACAACAGATGACAGTTTCCTGAATGAAGACCACACCTTGTTTCTGTTGAAGAAGTACAGGAGCTTTCTTATCAAGAAAGAGCAGGACAAGGAGAAGAGCTCAACAGATGTGGCTTCAGAGTTTGAATATCAGGAAATATGTCTTGACCTGGAAAAGGTGGCAGCTATAGACGGAGAGCCTTGCACAGGAGGCTTTTATCTGAGAACCAAACAGAAGATACCCAAAGTACTTGAAGGTAATCAGCCCAGGGTATATCCTTTAGACTTTTATCAGGGAATCAATATTTCTTACATACCCAGGGACAGGATGAGGTATGTTGGAACCAACAAGTATCTTCAGAACATTATTTATGTGAGTCTTGGGCCAGACCAGCATCTTTATCTGAACAGCAGCAATCCCCAGTTCTTCTACCTGAAGAAGCTCAGGATGAGTGCAGTGTTTGAGGACTTTGATGATGCCACAGACCTGCTTTGTGATGGTAATAGTGACTCAGTAGCCTGTGATGTACTTGATGCAGAGTTCCCTATCAGAGACTATCTTGTGGCTCCTCTGATTGAACTGGTGGTAAAGGCTTTAACAGGGGCTGTTTACAAGGTTGAAGACTGGAAGAACAATGCCAATGATGACCTCCCTAAGACAGCTAATGGTATAAGGAACTAAAGCCATGACTGATGATTTCAAGGAGTTCAGGAACCAGATTGTAAGGAGCAGAGATAAAAAGACTGCTAAGGTGAGGAACTCATGGGGAGTATATGATGCCTACAAGAGCATTAGGAAGAAGGGATGGTATGACTTGGGGAGACCTATCAAGGAGCATGAATTCTATGGTGTTGTCAGGGGTGTGAACAGCCTTTTAGCAGCTGAGATAGCCAGTGGCAACCCCATCACCTTCCCCTCAAGAATGGGCAAGCTTGAGTTAAAAAAGACTCTCAGGGGAGTGAGTATTGTAGACAATAAGCTGAGAATCAACTATCCTGTGAACTGGCATGATACCATCAAGCTGTGGTTTGAGGATGAAGAAGCCCGCAAGAATAAGACACTTCTGAGGGACGAGTCCCGTGAAGGCTATACTATAAAGTACAATAAGTATGATGCTAACTATGAGAACAAGTGCTTTTATGAATTTGCCGTGAACAGGTTTATCAAGAAAGCCTTGAAGGATGAGATTAAGAATAACAAAATAGATTCATTATGGTAAAGGAACTTCAATATACCAGCATCAGGAGGGTGCTGGACAATCTGATGGACCACCCTATGCTTAGGGATGTGACCCTTGAACAGGCAGTGAGATATACCTTGAGGTTTATTCAACTTCATGGCTATCCCAAGCTGTATGAGGACAAGATAGTAGATGTAGACATCAAGGACTTCAGGGGTTTGCTTCCCTGTGACCTTATCAGCATCATCCAGGTGAAGGACTTAAGTACAGGGGTATGTCTGAGAGCCATGACAGACAACTTCACCCCAGGTTTAGTACCCCACACTCCTCCTCCTCCTCTCCATAAAGACCTGATGAACAATGTCAAGCCTCCCAAGGACTGGTACATACCAAGAGGCAGGGAGTATAGGGAGGAACCAGCCTTCAAGACCCAGGGCAGAGTGATATTCACCTCCTTTCCTGAGGGTAAGGTAGGCATGGCCTACAAAGCCATTAAGACAGATGATGATGGTTTCCCCATGATAGTGGATAATGAGAATTTCCTTGCAGCACTGGAAGCCTATATCAAGAAGCAGGTGTTTACCATTAAGTTTGATACAGGGAAGATTTCAGCAGGAGTACTTCAGAATGCCCAGACAGAATATGCATGGGCAGCAGGAGAGCTTGACAGTGAGTTTACTGTTCCCTCACAGAGTGAGCTGGAAGCTCTTACCAGAAGTATCAACACACTGATACCCAGGATACGGGAGTTTGACAATGGATTTAGGAACTTAGGCAACAGGGAATATCTGAGGAGGCATTGATATGGCACAGACAGACGTAAGGACAGTATATAAGCTTAAGGCTTTTGACAGTGCAGCAGCTATGGCAGGGGCACTGTGTGTGATATATAAGAAGGAGCCTGAAACAGCAGTCCAGGAGAATACTGAAATCTCTAATATTAAGGTAGATGGTGAGGGAATAGGCAGTCCCAATGAAGATTTTATGGGAGCAGGAGTATGCACCTTCAAGGAGCCAAACAAATTTCTGTTTCTTCTTGACAGCAAATACTATGCCTTTAATGAGAAGGGCTATGGAGCCAATGCTGACAGTCTTGACTACAAGCTTTGGCTGGCAGAGCTCAGTGGTGTGAGCAAGGCTGAAGTCCAGACTGTTGGCAGGTGGATAAAAACAGGCGTAAAGGTAGTAAATAAGATTACCTTAGATGAGCCTGTGGCCAATGCTGGACAGACCCCTACCTTTGATGATGGAGATGAAACACTGATAGATGTAGGAGGTGGTGGCACAGGCAGTGGTACTGGTGGCAGTAGTAGTGGTACAGGGGGAAGCAGTACCCACTCTTCCCATGCTGATGAGCCTGTCAAGAAGATTGTGGATAACACCAGTATCCAATATACTCAAGATGCTGACGAAATGAACACAATGATTCAGATAGCCAGTCTGAATGCCAGGGATGAGTTTGCCACCCAAGTGCTGAATGGTATGCTCAGCAAGTTGCCCAATCCAGCAGGTCTTAGTGACAATGAGATGAACTACTACTGTAATACAGCCTATCAATGGGCAGCTAACATGATGGCAGCATCAGCAAGGTCAAGAAGCACTGATGATGACCAGACCTCCTCATCAGCTAACATGGAACAGACTACAGCCCTTGAGAGCAACACGGAGAAATTGCTTCATAATCTTGTTGTAGCTACAGGTGAAATCAAGTCATCACTCCAGAGGACAGATGAAGCCACTACTACAGGCAGTGGTGACAATCAGACCACCAGTTATGCAGAGCGAGTTACCCTGAAGGATGTGACCATGAGTAGCATTCAGGCCTTAATAGACCAACAGAGGGGAAAGTATACAGACGGTAATGATGAGGTGCAGTATAGAGGCAAGAGTGCCCATGAGCAGGCATTAGAAGGAACGCTTACAGAGTTAAAGAATGTACTTGATGCCTATACTAATCATGCTTCTACTGGAGAGGGTGACACCAAGACCAAAGTGGGACTTGATGACCTGATAAAAGCCATCAATGCTGTTACAGCAGCCATAGCAGTTGGTGGTGGTAGTGGTGGAGGTGGAAGTGTCAGTGGGAATACTGAAGTTTCCTTTGCCCAAGGAGCAAGTGTAGGTGTCAGTATAAATAGTGGTGCTGGATATAGTAGCAACAATCCCTTTGTTATGGCCTTAGTGAATGATGCAGGACAAGGAAATAGTGCCAGTAATCCTTTGTATATTTCTGGTGGAGGATTTCCTACTAAGAATGCTGTGGCTCAACAAAGCTTAGGTGATAGTAACCAAAGCCTTCGTCCTAATAGCTTCCTTACATTTAATGGTCTTAATACGGCAGGTTGGGCAAATGTTGGTGATGTAGCAAATATCTTACTTAGCTACTTTAGTTCAGCAGCTACAGACAATCTAAAAAGCTATGTTATTACAAAGCTAAAAGGATGGCTTTCAGATAATACCACTACCGTTACTATCAATGGTACTTCATATAAGGTTATTAATAATGGTGCACTTAATTAAAAAGGAGAAGATATGGCAAGAAAGATAATGGGATGGAAGACTAAGGGTATGAATCAGGATTTATCTGTTTCAGCCTTTAACCCAGAGTTTAGCTTTGAGAACATGAACCTGCGGCTCAGTACTAATGAGAACAATACCATGATGAGCTGGGTGAATGAGAAGGGCACTGCTCAGATAAGTCTTTTAGATTGGGACACTCCAAGAACTTTAGCCGCCATTTCAGGTATTCCCATAGGTACTGCTGTGCTGAACCATCAACTGGTGGTGTTTACTACCAATAACAATGGTATTGACAGGATATACATCTTGAAATATGTTAATGCTACTAAGGACAGCATGCTCTGCAAGGAATATTTCAGTGGAAACCTGAATTTCAATACTGACCATCCCTTGGAGACACTGGTAAGCTATGAGGCAGACCACATACAAAAAGTATATTGGACGGATGGTTACAACCAGCCAAGGATGGCTAACATAGCCAAGGCAGCTAAAAGAAATGCTACCCAGTATGATACTACTCAGTTTGACTTTATTCCAGCAGTAGTCAGTGGCAGTATGAGTGTAGAGAAGGCTCAAAGTGCTTCAGGTGTTTTTCCTCCAGGAGTGATACAATACTGCTTTACCTATTTCAACAAGTATGGCCAGCAGAGCAACATAGTTGATGTATCTTCCCTGTTTTACCTTGCCCATGGCAACAGGGGAGCCAGCCCTGAGGATAAGGTGAACAGTAGCTTCGAGATTACCATTAGCAGCCCCAACACCAGTTTTGACTACATCAGGATATACTCTATTCAGAGGACATCCATCAATGCTGTGCCTATAGTGAAGCAGCTGAATGACATCAAGATTCCAAGTAGAGGAGATGTTACTTTTGTGGATAATGGCACTACAGGGCTGACCATAGACCCCACTGAACTGTTGTTTGTTGGTGGCAAGGAGATTCATGCCCTGACTATGACAGACAAGGATAATACCCTGTTTCTTGGCAATATTGAACAGGTTGATTTGTTAGTGGACAGCATACAGGCAGCTGTGAAGAACAACGTTAATATTAATTTTTCAGCTGGCAAATCAGGTGTTCCAGTAGCTCAGGGCAAGGGTGTGTATAGCTACAAGAGCCAGCTTGGCAAGAGCAGTAAGGAAATAACTACCTTTAAGGGAGGAGAAACCTACAGGTTTGGCTTTCAGCTTCAGAAGAAGAATGGTGAATGGACAGAGCCTATTTTCATCAAGGATGAAAAAAACGATGTTTACCCATCAACCAGAGTAACTGAGGGAAATGCAACCTTGGTTATTGCCCAAGCTAACATTAATTTGATTAATGTTGAAAGCATTAATAACTATGTGAAGGCCAGACCTTTGGTGGTCTATCCCAGTATAGCAGACAGAACAGTGCTTTGCCAAGGAGTATTGAATCCCACAGTGTTTAATATTCAGGACAGGAAGGACAATAGTCCTTTTGCCCAGGCATCATGGTTTTTCAGGCCCTTTCCAGCTGGGAATAATGGAGAGAAAACTGACCCAATTGAATATACTACAGAATGGAAAGATAATCCACCTGAGGGAACACACTATAAATACAGCACCTATGTGGAAAATGTAGATAAGCAGTTTGATGAGAATGGTACTTATGCAGCCTTAGCTAAGGCAGGTAATACAAGAGATGTATATGCCCTTGTGATGGATAATGTAACAGATGAAGAATATAATACCATAGCTAAGAGGGGAGCCCTTATATTCAGTGAGATAGCAGCTTCGGAGGTGGTTGGAGAGTCAGGTACTAAGGAGACAAGGCGTCAGATACCCTTCTGGGGTGCCATTAAAAATGGTAACAATAATCCAACTTCATATATCTTCCTTGCAGACAGTATTTTCCCAGAGCCTTATAAGACTTCAGGTACTACAGATGTTGGGCAGGACAGGCAGAATCCTGAGGCTTATACAACATCTGGTATGTATTTTGATAGCATAACCTATATGGGTAGGACTGTCAGAAGCTTCAAGATAGACAAGCGTATGAGAGTAGGCAAGGATAAGCGGCTATATTTGGTTAATGCTGATAATAAAAACTTCACCTTTAAGTTTGCCACTCTGGACGATGGAGGCAATGCTGAATACTATAAAATAATCTTTATACACAACACTATTGAATTTTCCGTCAATACTGCCAATCAAGGAGGTAAGTATCTAGCTTATAAGCACTTTGAGTCTCTGTTCTGTCAGAGTGATATTGCGGAGAATGACCCTGTGGAAGGTGCCAGACAAGTGGAGATACAGGGGTCTGGTAGGATTTATGATACGGTGTATGGTGATGCTGCTCTTCCCACCTACTATGATGTGGCAGGAGGAACTAGTGGCAATATTAAAGTGACAAAACAAGAGGATATAAAAGCCACCACAAACACCCAATTCTTTGTTGACCAGCATATTGTGACCCTGAACTCTCCAGACATTGAGTTTGACACAGATGTTCAGAACTATGATACTGAAGGACTGTCATTGAGGATAGTGGGTGCCATACCCATTACAGCCAGTGCTTCTGCCCACCATATCAAGATTAAATCTCCAATGCTTCAAAGGGGAGGTTCTGAGGCAGACTCCACGAAGGGCTCTTCAGCTACAGCTCTGGCTAATTATGCTTTAAACAAGGAACTGCAAAAGAGTGCTGAGAGCCTGAATACTAAGACCTATGGCAGTGGTGAGCGTAGTACTAATCTTACCTACACCAATGTCTCTACCAATGCAGGTAAGCGTCAGATAGCAGAATATTTGTGGCAGGATGGTTATCTGATAAAGGATAGCAAGATAGATGCAGGCTATAGGTATGGCTATAACCTGAGAAACTACATGATATTCCCATGGCAGAGGGTGGGCTCATTGAACAATGACTGGAGGAGTGCAGATGAAGCTACTTCACAGCTTGACACCAAGAAGATTTCAAACATACTATTTTCTTCACAGAGTGTGTATCAGAAAACAAAAGACAATGATAGGGAAATACATTATTATGGGTATACGGCAGAACAGTCAGAGTTCTCTTGTCAGATGTGTCTGACAGAGAATGCAGAAGTGATGAACTATAGGTTGCCAGAGGAAGTTAGGGGGGTGAACGCTGGTGTTATCTTCTCAGGCATTAATTACTACCCCAACATTGACAAGGTGCTTTACAATGAAAATTACTACCCAGTGATTGTCAATGCCCTGGAAGATGACCAGATAGATCTTGGTGCAGAAAACATCAAATGGGTAAACAGTCCTATCTCCATGAAATACAAGTCCACATCTCATGCTGTGCTATCATTGGGTAAGTATTCAAATAAAAAAGAAATCCTGCCAGCACCACCAGAAAGCAGTGGGCGTTATGGAGGTGGAGATGCCGGCGAGAAGGCCTTTTGGGGTGAGATAGTGGCAGAAGGATACAACCAAGCAGGAACAGAACCTGTTAGTGGTGCTTCATCCTATAGCTACCTCTGGCTTGGAGAACTTATCAAGACTAATGTTCAAAACAGATTTGGTGGTGACAGTCCTGCTGCCATCAGGAGTAATAACTGGATGATTGGCGGAGATGCAGTGAACATTAGTAATGGTAGCTTCACATTGACATGGACAGAAGGAGATACTTATTATCAGCGATATGACTGTCTGAAGACCTATCCCTTCACCAACGAAGACCCTAACCAGATAGTGGAGATACTGAGTTTCATGTGTGAAACACACGTAAATCTTGATGGCAGGTATGACAGGAACAGAGGCCAGACAGACAATACCAATATGCATCCAAGAAACTTTAATCTGCTGAACCCTGTATATAGCCAGCAGAATAACTTCTTCACCAGCAGGAAGATAGACACTGAGGGAAGGGAAAGCCTTAGATACCCTAACCATGTGTTCTATACCAAGACCAAGCAGAGTGGTGCAGATGTTGACCTGTGGACTAATGCAACACTGGCCAGCATACTGGAGCTTGATGGTGACAAGGGGGAAGTGAAGTCTCTTCAGCGATTTAACAACCAGCTGATAGCCTTTCAGGATACAGGTATCTCACAGATACTCTACAATGAGAATACTCAGATAAGTACTACTGACGGAGTGCCTATTGAGATAGCCAATAGTGGCAAGGTTCAGGGCAAGAGATACTTAAGTGACACCATAGGTTGTTCTAATAAGTGGAGTATCAGCAATACTCCTGGAGGCATATACTTTATGGACAGCCATGACAAGAACATCTATCTGTTTAATGGGCAATTACATAATCTCTCTGGTACTTTGGGCTTTAACACCTGGGCCAAGAAGAATATACCTACAGTAACCAGTACAGGCATTACATGGACTCCCACAGGTTTTGGAGACTTTGTAAGCTATTATGACAGGATGAATCAAGATGTGCTGTTCATCAACAGTGAAAAGGCTTTGGCCTATTCAGAGAAGGTAGGAGCCTTTACCAGTTTTTACAGCTATGGAGGAGCCCCATACTTCTGTAATTTTGAGGATACTGGCGTGTGGATTAAGCAGGGAAGTAATTCCACTCAGCTTTGGAAGCATAGGGCAGGAGACACTTACTGCAATTTCTTTGGAGCTTCTGCTCCTTACTGGATGACATTGGTAGGCAATCCTGAACCACAGTTGGACAAGATATTCACTAACTTGGAGTTCAGGGCTACTGTGGATGGTGAAGGCACTACAAGTAATGGCAAGTACACTCCCTATATACCCTTTGACAAGCTGGAAACTTGGAATGAGTATCAGCATGGTGTTGCTAATCTTGGCATCAGGAATGCCAAAGATGCCCAAAAGCACCATAGCAGTGCTAGAGGAAATGATGTGTTGAAGAGGAAGTTTAGGATATGGAGGTGTGACATTCCTAGGGATAATGATACTACAGGTGGAAGGACAGCACACCCAATTGATAGGATGAGGAATCCTTGGCTTTACTTGAAGTTGTTGAAGAATTCTGATACAAGCAGGAGGACAGAGATACATGATTTGCTGATGACTTATTTTGGGTGATGCTTTGATGGAATCAAAACTTACTTGAAAGGGGGGGGAAGATAGTAGAAGGTAAGGAGGTCTTAATGATTTCCTTACCTTTTATTAGTAGGAGACTAATCAAATTGTGGAGGTTAAGCCAAAGGCTTATTTTTGCAGTAAAATGTTACTAAGATGATGAAGAAGAATACACTATACACTGCAAACAAGTGGAACAGGAATCTGTTTGACTTGGGAGGCTATAGTCCTACAGGAAGCCAGTTCTATGACTTTGGAGCCTATACTCAGCCAGCAGCCATAACAGGCAATGCAGGGCTTACAGGCTATCAGGGAGTGAATGTACCCAAGACCATTAATATTGAAGGGCTTCAAGGAGGTGCAGGCACAGGGTGGACTAAGGGATTGAATACAGGCAATTCTTTTATGAAGAATAATGCAGGAACCCTCAATACAGTAGCTGGTACAGCATCACCTTTTCTTACCAAAATGATTAGTGGAGGATATAGTACTGGTGGAGTAGGAGAAGGTGTAGCACAGGTAGGTCAGGCTGTAGGCTCAGCATTGGCAGCTACAGGCATTGGTGGCATAGCAGCACCTATAGTAACTCTTGGTGCAGGTATTCTTGGTGGAGCCATCAACAGGGGTTGGGGAACTAAGAAAAACCAGAAGAATATCAATGCTATTGAAGGTAATACAGAGGCAGCAAAGACTACAGGTAATGAATTCGCAGGAGCTTCAGACACAGAAGGCTTTCTTAGTGCAGCCAATAATATGACAAACAGCATGGGCTTTGATAATAAAGACCTTGTAAAGGGAGGTTGGTTCAGTAAGGGCAAGGCCAAGAGAGAAGCCCAGAAGTACCTTAACAAGGAGAGGGAAGCTTTGGTCATGCAGAACCACAGTATGGTGACTGGAGCCCAGAGGGTGGATAATATACTTGATGATAATGCAATGAGTAACTTTGCAGCATGGGGAGGGCCATTGGAACAGATAAACAATGATAATATGGGAGCAATAGGATATGGTTTTATGTCAGACTATCTGACTACAAAGCAAAAGCAGAATGAAGCCAGAAACAAGTTGACAGGCATTACTGCTACACCAGCCTTTATGCAGAACTTTGCTGAGGGAGGAGAGATACACATCAAACATCCAGGAAGGCTTACAAGGCTGAAGGAAAGGACTGGAAAGACAGAAGCAGAGCTCTGGGCAGAAGGCAAGCCAGAGGTAAAGAAGATGATTACCTTTGCCAGGAATGCCAGAGCCTGGTCAAAAGCCAATGGAGGTAAATTACATAAGGATGGTGTGAGTATTCCAGAGAATGTATTGTGTGGTGGAGGTAAGCTGTTTCATGGTGGGGAATGTCTGATGCCCAACATGTTTGACCTTGGTGGTGACATTCAGAGCAACTCTGCTGACTGGACTACAGGACTTACTCACATAGATGCAGGAGGTAGCCATGAGCTGAATCCTAACCAAGGAGTACAGGTTGGGGTAGATCCAGAAGGAACTCCCAATTTGGTTGAAGAAAATGAAACCATTTTCAATGACTATGTGTATTCAAATAGGATAACATTGGATGATGAAGCCAAGAAGGTATTTCATATTGGAAAGAAAAGAGATATTACCTATGCAGACCTTAGCAAGAAACTGGAGAAGGAAGCATCAGAACGCCCTAATGACCCTATATCACAGGCAGCTCTTAAAGTGCAGATGCAGGATTTGGCAGACCAACAGGAAAGGCAGAAACAAAAGATGGAGGCTGAGAGGGCAAGGGAAGCTTTTGAGGCACTGAGTCCTGAGGAGCAAACAGCCTTGATGCAGCAGGCAGCTCAGCAAGAACAAATGGCTCAGCAGCAAGCTATGCAGGAACAGGCAATGGCAGAACAAGCTGCTGCAGAGCAACAGCCTACTTCTGAAGAAATGACTATGGCTCAGGAGCAGCAGGTGATGCAGGCTGATGGTAGTGAGGCTGCATTAGGTCAGGAGCCTCAGATGGCTTGTGGAGGTAAGATTAATAGGTTTGATAAAGGAGGAGTGTTAAAGTTCCTTAACAGCCTTGGCTATAAAACTGTGGCAGATGCAGAGAAAGCAGGATGGAAACCTTCAGACTTTGGTAACTACAAGGACTGGAAGGATATTAATAGCAACTCCAAGTTGTCTGATGACTTTACATGGACTGATGAATTTAGTAAAAGGCTTACCTCTCCAGAACATAAAGCCATGCTTTCACTTGGATGGAATCCTACTGCTGCCCTGCTTAACAGGAGATGGTATGAGGGAGATAATGGAAATAATGTAGGATGGACTCAGAGTTATGGAAAGAAGGCACTGAATGCAGAGGAGTTTAAGGACTATGCCAACAGGTACAAGAATACCTTAGGATGGGCTGTGGAAAATGACCTCATAAAGGCTCCTGAAGGAAACGGTACAATTTCTATAGCAGATATTACCAAGGCTATGAGGGAAGCTCCTGACTGGAAAAAAACGGATGAATGGCTTTATTCCAGCCCTGCCAACATGGCTTCCTATCTTGGAATGGCAAGAGGCCTTAATCCTGACGATGATACTAAGTTCATTAATAAATGGAGTCCCTATGGAAGTTTTACCAAAGGAACAGATGGTAACTGGACTTATAATCTGAGAGGGGACTTAACAGATGCAGAAAAACAGTCCTTTACTGATTTATTCAAAAAGGCAAGGACTGATAATATGGTAGGTGTGATGTATAACAACTTCCATGATCCTGATACTGTTACTAATAGATATGTTTTGGATGAGAATGGTACTCCTGTGCTACTTACTGGTGATGACCTTTCAGGCTATGAACAACTTGGAACCTACTCTTGGGGAGATGCAGCAAACAATGTGAATAATAATGCCATTCTCTATAGAGCCAAAGGAACTGGAACTAATGGAGGTCCTGGAACTGCAGGAAATGCTGGGAATGGAACAGGAAGTGGCAGTACTAGAGAGGATAGGGAAGTTACTCCTAACTATAAGAATGATAAGCTGAGGTATGCAGGGTTGTTTGGGCCTGCTGTTGGCCTGGGTATGCAGATGATGGATATAGGAAGGCCAGACACCAGTGGTTTACAGGGAGTAGTAGATGCCTATAGTAGACAGGGAGCTGTACTTGCAGACTATAAGCCCATTGGTAACTATCTAAGGTATCAGCCTTTGGATAGGATGTATTATGCCAATCAGATGCAGGCCAATGCAAGGGCTACAGACAGGGCACTGATGAATTCCTCTGGTGCTAATACAGGAGCTGCTGCTGCTGGACTACTTGCCAATAGCTATAACAGTCAAATAGGACTTGGAAATCTTTACAGGCAGGCAGAGGAATATAATGACAACTTGAAGAAGCAGGTGGCGGAGTTTAACAGGGGAACAGACCAGTTTAACTCTGAGGCCTATAACAGGACATCCCTTCAGAATGCAGAGACCAGGAATAGGAACAGGCAGATGAATGCTCAGCTTGGTATGCAGGCAGCACAGGCAAAGATGGATGCAGATGCTGGCTGGTATAATGGTATCTATGGTAATGTGGCAGGATTGTTCAAGGGTATTGGAGACCTTGGCAGGGAAAATGCCCAGCATAACATGATAGCAGAGATGGCAGCAGATGGTATCTTTGGAACCATGTCCCCAAGGACTAATACAGGTAGGAGGGGCAAGTACCTCACCTTTACCAAGAAGAGTGCTGCTAAGGGAGGTAAGATTAACAAGAAGAAGGGTTGATGTGATACATCAACATACATAACTTTAAATAGTAGAGATATGGCAAGAGGATATAGGCAGGGTGTATATGACTTTGTAATTGACAGTTCCTTCACTCCATTTACCATGCAGGAGATGCTTGTACCATTCACTGCATACAAGGATGCCTATGAGAAGATGGAAGAGAGCTACTTTGACTTGAGTGACAAGGCTGACAAATTCAAGTATCTAAGTGAGACCCTTCCAGAAGGAAGTAAGGCACGGGGAATCTATGAAGGTTATGCCAATGACTTGAAAGCTCAGGCAGATGACCTGGCTAAGAATGGTCTTGGTATGGGTAACAGGAGAGCATTGAATAGTTTGAAGAGGAGGTATTCAGGTGAGATAGGCAGGCTTGTGGAAGCTGATACTGCTCTGAAGAAAGAGCAAGAGTTGAGAAGGCAGATGAATGCCAAAGATGCTTCCATGCTCTATGCTGATGACAATCTGACTATCGACAAGTTCCTGGATAATGATACTCCTAATCTCTATAGTATCAGTGGCAATGACCTTTATACAAGAGGCGCAGCAGCAGGACAGGCAGCAAGTAAAAGGGTTTATGGAGCAGAAGATGCAGGCAGTACTCTTGGAGGCTACTACAGGGATTATGTGCAAAGGTTAGGCTATAATGCATATACTATTGCCAAGTTCAGGCAGGATATGTCAACCATCCCAGAACTTCAGCAGGCAGCAGATGATATTCTCAAGGCTCAAGGAGTGACAGGGAATCTTACAGGCAGGAACTTGGAACAGGCAAGACAACAGGTGATTAATGGTATGATTGATGGTGCTGTATATAGTGAGAACCATAATCCTACAAGAGACTTGGGTAAACTTACTCAAAGTGAGCAGACAAGCTTTAACCTTCAAAGGGAGAATATGAACAGGCAGGCTGCTATGAGGGGACTATTTTGGAACAAAAAAACAGATAGTTGGGACTATGATGCAAATAAAGACCCACAAAAAAAGATGAATGCTTATTCTGTAACAAATAGTGGAAACCCTGTTTATCTTGATGAGAAAAACCGTCCCTTTGCATTAGGTGCTGATGGTAAGACCAAGTATTATGACAATGATAAAGATGGTAACTATACTGATAGGAATCCCTTTGTGAAGCCTCCTAAGGCACCAAAGCAAGTAGATGAGCAAGAAGCATTACAGCGCACAGGAGGTTTGGGTATTATGGCTATAAGAAAAGGAGGCTCATGGCAAGCTGCTACTACAGACAAAGAGTATGAAGATGCAGGAACCTATATACCTATTTTTGATAATATATGGGGAACAAGAAGCAAGTTAGTAGATTGGGGAGGAGACTGGAATCTGACCAGTAAAGCTAGCGGAAAATACCGATATATAGGTGATACATCAAAATTACCATTAGAGGCTATCCAATCAATTACTGAACAATTACCGAAGGGAGCCAAATTAAAAGATTATGATGTTTATGGTGTATTGTCGCGGAATAATAGAAAGCTAAAAGACAGTGAAAAGTATGATTATGTTTTATGGCCAAAAGGACAGCCATTCCCCTATAACCAAGCAGAGCCTGTCAAACAAAGTCAAAATGTTGCAGTAACCCCTGCGGTTAGTAGTAGTGTAGAAGAAGATGTTGAACCTGAGTAAAATAGTAAAATATGCCAATTATTGAACCTAAAGGTTTACGAGGATTGAATGGAATAACTTCCTTGTCAGAAAGTGAATATGATGCTTTTGTTTCTGCCAATAAAGATATTATTGCCCAGCATGGAAATGACCCAAGATTCATCAGCAACCTATATAACAACCAACAGTTTATAGACTACTTTGGCAGGGATGCCTTCCGTCAAGCTAAGGCAGCTGGCTATACCCTCAGTATGCGCAATGAGATGCTGAGGGATAAGATTATAGGAGATGCTTTTGAAGAGACCTTCAGTAGTGATAAAAACTATAATCTTCTTAAGTCAGAGTTGGATACTCAAGGAATGTATGACCTGATGACCAGTAGTGACTATATGGGTACTCAGGAGAGGGAGAAGAGGTTGAAAGAAGGTATTAATGCCGCCAACAAGGAGATGAAGAATTGGGAGTATGACCCTAACAAGATGAGGGGCTATGGTCCTGGGACTATGAGTGCCTTGATGGGGCAGGTTTCCAATAAGGCTGCAATAGCATCTTCTCCCTTTGAACAAGATAAGAAGTATGAAGAGAAAGACAATGAGATATTTAAGAAGCTATCTGCTGAAGCCCAAGAAAGAAGAGAGAATGAAGTTAGTGAATTGACTGATTCCATCTATGCTTCTATCTTGAATAATGATAGTAATGGTGTGAAAAGTCTGGCAAATAGTTATAAGGAATTTGATGCCTTAGCTTCTAAGTATTCTAATCACTACAATACCTTCAAAGATACCAAATGGCTCAAAGACTATACAGATGAAGATAAATTGAAGGACTATGCCAAGTACCAAGCTTTGAAAGAGCAGTATGGTGAGAGGGTGGCCATACAATATTTAGATAGAAATATTCAGAATAGAGTAGCAGAGGCTCAGAATGGAGCATGGACAGGTAATACTCTGAAAGCCATTGGTACTACTGTTTGGTCAGACTTAGGTAGTAATATAGCTCTGTTTTCTCATCTTGGTGTATCTCCAGAAAGGCTTGCTATCTTAAATGAAGGCAAAGACCCTGATAAGCCTATCTATGATAAGCAAGGAAACATTGTAGGTTATCAAGATAATGAGAATTGGCTGACTAATCCTGCTTATTGGAATGATGTATATAAATACAACACCTATAGCCCCACTGAGATAAAGGCCATCAAGGAAAGAGGAGGTATTTCAGAGGATGTTAATGTGAGGGAATATGGGTATACCCCAGATTTCTTCTCTTGGGATACTGCTCAGGAAGGTTTCAAGCAGTTAGGACATGTTGTAGCAGGAGTTGTAGAAACTGGACTGACAGGCACTGCTGGAAAAGCTGTTGGTTGGGGAGCAAAAGGTGCTATGAAGATGGCTGGATTATCAGCTAAGACTATGGCTAAGGCAGCAAAGGTAGGTAATATCACTAATGACTTGTTTGTGATGGCTACTACAGGTCTTGAAGGTTCACAGCTTGAAGCTATGGGAACCTTTGAGGAGCAGATGCAAAGTGCTAGGGAAAAGATTCAGGAACAAATCAGGCATGAACTCTATGACTATCAACAGAGTATTGACTATGATAGTCCTGAGGCCAAGCAAGCTATAGGGCAATACTATCAGCAGCTGAAACAGCAAGATAAGAGAAGAGTGGCTACTCGTAGAGAAGGAGTAACACAGTTGCCTTTAAGTGATGAGTTTCTTATGAATCAAGCCAAGCAACAGTATACCAATGAACTACTAACAGCCAAGAATGCTGAGCTTGAGGAATTACATAAGAAAGATGAAGAAGCTGCAAGGAAGGCAGCTGTCAAGGCCTACGGAGCTAATTTCCTGATGGATTATATCAAGAATGTTCCACTGACAGCAGGTATCCAAAAGTTTAAGGTTGCTAAGGGTTCCACTACAGGAGCCTTGGATAATGTGCTTGGCAAAAACATTATTGGAGATGCAGAAACTGGAGGAGTCAAGAGAGCAGGAAAGAAACTTACAGCTGGAAAGAATCTTGCCAAGGAATTAGGTAAGCAAATTGGTGGTGGTTTTACAGATGAGTATTTAGATGGTATTAATGCTTCCTTTGCCAGTGGTATAGGCAATCATGACTTTGACAACTACATCAACAAGACCTATAATCCAGAGACCTATAATGCTGCTACAGATGACTTCTTGGGTAACATGCTTGCTGGTCTTAGTGAAGGTGTAGAAGGACTGACAGACAGGCAGAATCTTTATGAAGGATTTATTGGTGCGATAGCTCCTGTCAGCATGGTAGGAGTGAATCCTAATGCAGCCTTTACTCCTAAGGATACTTGGAAGGCAGTTGTGAGTGGTGTGGATACCAAAGGAAACCAGCTGAATTTTGCTGAGAGACTGTCAAGGGCT